TTTGCGACGGGGTTTTCGATCGTGTATTCGATTTGGAAAGGTCCTCCTTCGGCCGGAACATCGAGGCTCTCTTTGGCAAATACGATTTCAGGCTGTGCATTCGGAAAGGTCTGTTTCACTTTGAAAGAAGGCGCCGGCTGGATATCCGCGTACGAAACTTCGATGATTGCTTCTCTCTTTTCCGCTGTTTCGTTTTTGGTTACGTTGAAGGAGATGACCCCTGAGGTTTTGGTATCGATGTCCGTTATCCAACTGTCGTTGCATTTGGCAGACAGGGTCGCATTTGCGACGGGGTTTTCGATCGTGTATTCGATTTGGAAAGGTCCTCCTTCGGCCGGAACATCGAGGCTCTCTTTGGCGAATACGATTTCAGGCTGTGCATCCGGTGTGACGGGATCGTCGTTGTTACACCCGGCAAAGAGCGAGGAACCCAAAATCCCCCCCCCGAAGATCATCAACAACCATACGAATCTAAAATATTTCATAGTATATATGGGCCGGGTATTCAGATGTACAAAAGAGTATAGCAGGAGTAGCACCGTAAGATGCGATAATGCAACGAGTTAGAGGAGCACGTCAAATTTTTGCGCTCGATTTCAGTTGTACATTTACTTGGATTTGCTTGTATTGAGCTTGTATTTTGGAGCCGCAGCTCGCGGCGATACTTGGATTCTGGTGGGATTTTACTGGGCGCGTAGTTGTACTGCGTGCTTTTTTTGTACCCAATTCCCCATTATAAGGGCCTGACGCCGCGAAATCGCCGGAAAACGGGTCGCATTACCCTTCTGTCGTTCGTCCTGTTTTCCTTCCTGTTTGGCAGGACGTTTTTTTATGCCTCTCCTCTAAAATTGTACATCTGAATTTGACGAAAAAAAGCCTAAAAATCGCTATGGATGCCCAAATGGATGCCCAAATGGATGCCCATTTTTCAGCAATTCAAATCCCTATAATCCCATAATCGTATGTTAAATTGCGGGGTTTCGAGGCAATAAGACCCCCTATAATGCACAAAAAAGCACCGTTTTATAACGGTGCTTTATGTGTTTATGCAACTAAAATACAGTGAATTACACATTGAAAGTGCTATAAATACACATAAAAAAGTATTTTTCAGCCCATTGTATTGAACCTTACACTCGCTTTGACCAAAGCCAGGGAACGGATGCTGTCAATAGGAATATCTTTGGGTCCATAGTAGGCATTGTGGCTCACTAACTTTACATATCCCTCTTGTTCAGATTTCTGAATGTATTTGATCGCGATATATTCATTTCCGTCCACAGAGAACGAGAGTAAATACATTTCCCCCCATAAAATACCAATATTATGGTTGTGTACTTCCTTATATAATACGATATCCCCACTCTTAAGCAAAGGATACATGGAATCTCCCCGCACATATACGGCGCCGTCACAAGGCGGTAGATCGGGAATTTGCAAATAACTAACCGGGACGGGACGGGACGTATCGGTAAACAAGGCGACCAGCCCTGCTGCCGCATCTATTTCGTAAAGAGGAACATTCTGCAAGTCGAGGTTGCGGTCCGTTTTTAGGGGAAACTGGTCGGCAACCTTAATTTCTGATATTTGTTCTTCTCTTGTTGTAAGCATATTGCCTTTACCAGTTAGTAACCACGTCGGATTAAGATCTGAATACGCAGTAAGAATATTTTCTAATACTGTAGATCCTATACTTTTATTCTCCTTAACTGCTTTTGATATACTTCCTCGCGATGCTCCAATTGAATTTTCAAACGCATAATAGCTTATGCCCTTAAATTCAATGTATTTCCCTATTCTATGTGCGACCATAAGAAAATAATCATATAATTCTTTGGATGTAAGAAAATAGTCTTATATATTTGCAACACGGAAAACAAATTAACCGTGCTGACAAATATACGAAATAATTGAATCTATGGCAAGAGTACTCGTAGAATACGGCGAAGGGCGCAAGATCGCCAAACTGCTGGGCTGTACCCCGAAAATGGTCTGCGAAGCCCTGTCGGGGAAGAAGGACACACCGCTGGCACGCAAAATCCGTAAGCTGGCCATCGACCGGGGCGGAGTAGTCAAGAATAACACCTATAACAAATAATCGTAATTATGAAAGAGTTAAGTATTTTCCAGCACCCGGATTTCGGGACGGTTCGCAATGTGGTAATCAAGGGCGAGCCGTGGTTTATGGGCAAGGATATTTGCCAGGTTTTGGGAATTGCCAATCATAAGGACGCCCTCGGTCGTCTGGATGAGGACGAGCGGTGTGGGGTCGGCATTACCGACCCCCTCGGCAGGCAGCAGGAAGCCACCTTCATTAACGAGTCGGGTTTGTACAGTCTGATCATGCAGAGCCGCAAGCCGGAGGCGAAGTCGTCCAAGAAGTGGGTGACGTCGGAGGTTCTGCCGTCGATCCGCAAGTACGGCTACTACATCTCGCCGACGGCCCAGCTCTCGCGCAAGGAGCGCAACGCCATCGAACGCTCCTACCTCAAGGCACTCGACAAGTACATCACCGAGGAGGACATCTACAAGGTTTCGAAAAAGATGCGCTGCTCGGACAGCCACGTCCGGAACGTGCTGAACGGATTCCACCGGGACAACGACGTGATGCGCGTGCTGCAGGCCCGCGCTTTGGCCAACAAGAACCAATGGGAGGACGCCTATTCTCCGGCCAAGATGGACGAGGTACTCTCGCAACTGCTGTAAATCCTCCGGCCATGAACAACACACGCAGAAAGAGCCTCCGGGAGCTTATCGAGAAGACGGAAGGTATCAAGCAAGAGATCGAAGAGATCAAAACCGAAGAGGAGGAGTACTACAACAACATGCCGAGTTCGGTTCAGGATGGCGAGAAGGGCGACCGCGCCCAGACGGTGATCGAATACCTCGACGAGGCGATGACGGCTGCGGGCGACGTGATCGAAAACCTGACCTCGGCGGCAGAATAACACAACGACCATGAAGCGCTTTCTGAAATATTGGATGATCCGGCTGCTGGGCCGTGAGTTCATTGCCCTGCCCGTGAGGTGTAAGTTGGTCGGGCTGTGGTGGGTTTTCTCCATGTGTCTTGTTTGCGGGTGGGCAGAAACGAATCCGATATGGTCGCAACTGGTCGTTACCGCGAATTTCGCAGGGAGCAGCATCGCCTTGAAGGTAACCTTCAAACCAACAGAGAAACAATCTTAAAATCTATACAATGAGCAAAAACAGAATTATTCTGAACATTCAGCAATTAATAGGTCGAGTTGAGATCGTAGTTTCTCCCGCTGAGGAAAATATTGATTTACGTTCACTCCGCGAAAAGTTAAAGACACGTCTGGCCGAATGTTGTTTAGAAGCACTCGACAATTTCCGGCAGCGTCCGCTGCGATCTCCTGTACGGAGCGTTCGACCTCGACCCCGTTGCGGATTATACGAACATTCAAAGCCTCATCGACACAAGCATCGAAGAGCGAGCAAGCCAGCAGGGAGGATTCGGAAAGTCCGCTGATAAACGAAAGAACTTCTGATTTATCCATAAATCGCTAAATGTTTGTGGTTGGATAGTACAAATATAGCGATTTTCCCGTGAACGCGAAGGCGTTATTCCGGAGCGATACCGGCACGGGAGCAAAAATAAAAAGGTCGAAGAATGGAATTATACAACAATAGGCTATGCGCAACGTATGACGACCTCGATGGTATTGCAACCATCCGAGCGTTACAACACATGACTCAGCGCGGTAAAATCGAGCAAGTCCGCCGGGCCTGCATCGGGACTCCAGCGTTGTTCGCCGTTGATAGCCTTCCTGTAAAATACCAGAACGCGCTCTACAAGACGCACCCGGACCTTCAGGAACAGGCCGCGAGCCGGGAGTTTCTCGACACGATCGAGCCGGACGGCTTGGCCATGAACTTCTACGCCGAATATAAGGTCGAGGGTGCCCGAGGTCTGAGCTTCGCCAAGCAGCAGGAGTATTCAAACAATGCCGCTATTTTGGAGGCGTTCCGCAAATGGATCGAGAAAGCCGATTCGCAACGGCTCCGTCAGAGCTACCCGAGGATCAAGAAAACGGAATTTTGGGCACGTGCCGCGCGTGCCCTCCGTCGGATCGGGGACAAGTACCCCCATTCGCTGCCGGAGAATCCGCGTCGTTTGCAGGAAAAATTCAACCAGTTTTTTCAGGGCGGCAAACCCAACTACGAGATGTTAGTCACAGGAAAATTCGGGACGCGGAACGCGGCGAAAGTCGCAACCAACGAACAGCAGTCGGTCATCATCAAGCTGCTGTCCGACCACCGCAATTTCGACAACGAGCAGGTGGTCATGTTCTACAACATCATCGCCGAACAGATGTCTTGGACGCAGATCACCGTCGAGACCATCCGGCGTTACCGGAGGAAATACGCCTTGCTGACGTCCGCAGGTCGTTTGGGTGATACGGAGTTCCGCAACCGTCTTGCCATGCAGGTCAAGCGCCGCCGCCCGAAATTTCCGCTCTACATGTGGAGCCTGGACGGCTGGGTCTGCGAGCTGTTGTTCCAGGAATATGCCGACGGTGCGACCACCTACCACAACCGCTTGGTCGTCGAGGTCGTTCTCGACCCGTGCGTGAATTATCCGATCGGCTACGCCATCGGACGGCAGGAGGACACCGCACTGATCAAGGCGGCGCTCAAGGATGCCGTGAACCATACGGCCGAGTTGTTCGGTCGGCGTTACCGGGCGCATCAGGTCCAGAGCGACCGTTTCGCCATCAAGAAGATGACGCCTTTTTACGAGGCTGTCGGTGCGGAATACACCCCGGCCCAAGTCGGCAATGCGAAATCGAAGCCTGTCGAGCGCTATTTCCTCACGCTCAACAAGCGCTATGGGCAGTTATTCGAGAATTGGTCGGGGTTCGGCATCACCTCGAATAAAACGCTCCAGCCGAATGCGGATGCGATAGACCTGCTGAAAAAGAAATTTCCCGACGAAGCCGGCTGCCGTGCGCAGATCGAGCAGATCATCGCCTCGGAACGTGCCGCCAAGCGCGAGGAGTATCTGAAGTTGTGGGCCGAGGTTCCGGAAGAGCGGCGTCTGGTGTTCCCGCTGGAGCAGTATCTTCTGCACTTCGGCGACGAAACGGGCTACAAGAATGCCCTCGAGGGCTCGGGTCTGAACGTGAAGCTGCTCGGCGCCCGCTGTTCCTACGACTGCTTCGACCCTCGGTTCCGCCAATACGCACACGTGCGCTGGAATGTGAAGTACGACCCGGATAACCTCGACCATGTGCTTGCCGTCAATGACGACGGGACGCTGCAGTTCCTGCTCGAGAGCAAATACGTGCAGCCGATGGCCAAAATCGAGCGCACCGAAGAGGATGTGCGCCAGCTTTCGCGCGTCGCCGAGTTCAACGGAGGCCTGCGGAAAGATTTGCTCGGACAAATAGGCAGCGCCTCGGAAACGACTACGAATCTCATCAAAGATAATCCGCAGTTGCAGAATACGCTTGCCCGCCTGCTTATATCCGATTCGAATGGGCAGCACAAGCAGCGCCTGCAGCAGGAGCGACGCAAACCCCGGCGCCTGCCGCCCGTGGATGTGAAGAACCTGGAAGTCAAAACGGCCGAAGAGGTTGCGCCGATGCCTTCGGCCGGAAAAAAAGAGTCGATATTTAATCTTTACTAATATGAAAACAACCGAAAAACAAGCCATTGCCGCCCGTCTGAAGGAGTATTGCGAGAACAAGGGCAGCCAGAACAAGGCGGCCGCGACGCTCAAGGGCGTAAGCCCTGCGACGCTTTCGCAGATGCTTAACGGTAACTGGGAGCTTATCACCGAGGAAATGTGGCGCAATGTCGCTGCGCAGATCGGCTACGACGCCCGGCAATGGATCATCGTCCAGACCGAGGGTTACAACCGGATGTACAAGCTGCTCGCCGATGCCCAGGAGAACGCGCTGGTGCTGGCCGTGACGGGCGATGCCGGGTGCGGGAAGTCGCAGGCGATCGAATACTACGCCCGTCATCACCGCGACGTGTTCGCGCTGTCGTGCTCGGAGTATTGGAACCGCAAGCAGTTCCTCACGGAGCTGCTGCAGGCGATGGGTGTCGAGGCCACGGGCAGCACGGTCGCCGAGATGATGTCGGAAGCCATTTTGACGCTCAAGCGCAAGGCCACGCCGATCATCGTGCTGGACGAGGCCGATAAGCTGAGCGACCAGGTGCTCTACTTCTTCATCTCGCTCTACAACAAGCTGGAGGACCATTGCGGGATCATCATCTGCGCCACGGACTACCTCAAGAAGCGCATCACACGCGGGGTGAAGGCCAACCGCAAAGGGTACAAGGAAATCTATTCGCGCGTGGGCCGGAAGTTCATCCCGATGCCTGTGGTGAATGGCGAGGACATCGCGGCGGTTTGCGTGGCGAACGGAATTACGGACCGCGCGACGATCGAAGAGATCATCGACGACAGCGAGTGCGACCTGCGCCGGGTCAAGCGGCGTGTGCATGCAGAGAAAAAACGGCTTTCAAACAATGATTAAACTGTGTTCGAATGAGTAAGGCGATCAGCAATAAGAATGTCGCGGATGCGAAATTCGCTCCGGCTCCGTTCGACGGGCCTTTCAAGGCGGCGCTGGGACGTCCCGAGTTGAAAGGGTCGTGGCTGATCTTCGGCAAGTCGGGCAGTGGCAAGACGACATTCGCGCTGCAGCTGGCCAAATACCTGACACGATTCGTCGATAAGGTCGCTTTCGATTCGCTCGAACAGGGGCTGTCGCTGTCGATGCAGAAAGCCTGGAAGCGCGTGGACATGGCGGCAGCGGGTTCGAAAGTGATCTTTCTGGACAAGGAATCCCTCCCGGAGCTGCGGGACCGGTTGTCGAAGCGCAAGAGTCCGAATGTGATCATCATCGACTCGGTGATCTGCCTGGTCGGAATGCGGCTGGCGGACTACCAGAAGCTGATGAACGACTACCCGAACAAGCTGTTCATCTTCCTGGCGCACGAGGACGACCGGGGTAACCCGTCACCCGCTTTGGCCGAAAAAATTCGCAAACTCTCGGATATCAAGATGCACGTCGAGGGGTACAAGGTTTTCACGACGACGCGCTACGAGGACCGAACAAAGGGCGAAGGCGGCGAGGACTTCACGATCTGGGAAGAGGGAGCCGCAGAATATAGAGCAGAACTTTAATACTCAAAAATATGGCACAAAATATCATGGACAAACAGAAAAAGTGGCTGCTGCGGCAGTTTCACACCCTTTGCAGCCGACTGCATCTGTCGGCCGAGGAGAAAGAGACGATCATCGAAGGGTACGGCGTGGAGAGTTCGGCGGACATCGGCAACGACGATTTGTTGGCCATTTGCCGGGAACTGGAGCGCCGTTTGGATCGGGACGCGCTGAAGATGGACCGCCTGCGCAAGCAGGCCATCGC